GACTTATGATAGCATAACGGGGCGAATAGGTCAAATCGGACATTGGCTTGGTTCTCAGGAAGTTCTCAGCAAACTCTCAGGTTTGTGTTGGGCGACACGCCCGAGCGCGTGATGGCAATCCACAGGTTATCCACAAGTTTATCCACAGGCTGTGCATAACTATTGAAGGGGCTAGAAAATCGGACATAGCGGGCAGATAGTACAATGCAGACAATAGCCCCAATTCAGGCTAGAGATAGCAATTATCGACAAATCAACAAAAGGTTTTGACCCTAGGGTTATTTAATGTCCATGCTATATCTATTTATATAGTCCCATTAAAATTTTCTGTTATATTATATCCCCCCTTATATATACTATATCTACTCAAACTACGTGACTTACGTCACAGTTACTTATAATCTACGCTCAAGTGAAAACCCCATTGAAGAACGAAGTTCGGAAATGGGTGTTTGAACGGGTTATCTATAGTATAGATAAAAGAATATATAGATACGGAGATTCCTCCGTTTGCTCTACGGAATCTCTTATATGATATATAATAATATATAATATATATATTCATTGCCACAATTCTATCCGTTTATAAATACCGTTAAACCAACGTTTATAGTAGGGACACCAAGTGGGAAGAAAGCCAGGAGTACAGAACGTACCTAAGGCAGATGCCCAAGCAAAGGTATTAGCCCTATTAGAACAGGGAGCGACCATCACTGCTGCTATGGCAGCAACTGGTCGTCAAGATACAGCATTTCGTCAATGGGTAATGGCAGACCCAACCTTTAAGGAAGCCTCTGATAAGGCACGTCTTGTAGGCAAGGGTATTAAGGTAGACCTAGCAGAACTGCTTAACATTACCTACCCAGACTTTAGCCAACAGTTTTTAGATACAACTCTCTTTGACCATCAACTTAACTGGCTCGACCTTATTGAAGGTCGTGAGCCAAGATGGCAACCATCTGGCATGACATATGAGCCAGGAGACCCCAAGCGCATCCTGATTAACGTTCCACCAGAGCATGCTAAGTCTACAACTCTTACAACCAATTATACACTTTATACAATTGTAACTAACCCCAATGCTCGAGTCATTATCGTTTCAAAGACTCAAGGTATGGCTCGTAAGTTCTTAGGCGCTATCAAAACTCGCCTTTCTCATCCAGCCTATATGAAACTCCAAACTGCGTTTGGACCTAATGGTGGATACAAAGCAGATGCAACTCAATGGTCTGCTGATATGATATATTTAGGAACAGGTAGAGACTCTGGCGAGAAGGACCCAACGGTGCAAGCCCTTGGATTCGGTTCTCAGATTTACGGCGCACGCGCTGACCTGATTATCCTAGACGACGTTGTGATGAACTCAAATTCCCATGAGTGGGAGAAGCAAATTGAATGGCTTCAAAAAGAAGTTATCACTCGCCTGGGGCGGCACGGAAAACTGCTTATAGTAGGAACCCGTGTCGCACCCATAGATTTATATAAGATGATACGTTCTGGTGACCAGTGGACGGGTGGAAAGACACCTTTCACCTACTGCGCTATGCCAGCAGTACTGGAGTTTGACGAGGACCCTAGCAAGTGGAAGACACTTTGGCCCAAGACCAACATTCAGGAAAATGATTTGGATGAGGTTTTTGAAGATGGCTTATACCCCAAATGGGATGGACCCTCGTTATTTAAAAGGCGCTCTGAAGTTGCTCCTTCGGTCTGGGCTATGGTCTACCAACAAGAAGATGTCCAACAAGACTCTATCTTTGCGCCAGCAACAATCGCAGGATGTGTTAACGGTATGCGAAAGCGCGGACCGCTTAAACAAGATACTCCAGGTCACCCAAGACACGTAGAAGGTTCCTACACTGTCATAGGTCTTGACCCAGCAATGGTTGGTGCTACAGCAGCGGTTGTATGTACCTATAATAGGGCTGATGGAAAAATTTACGTTTTGGACTGCATCAATATGACAGAACCAACACCTGCTAAGATTCAGACCTTACTTGAAGAATGGGTCGAGAAATACAAGCCTCAAGAGTTGCGTATTGAAATTAACGCACACCAGAAGGCATATGCTCTCGATGACAACCTGCGTAACTTCTGCGCCCAACATGGTTGTCAGTTAAACTCCCACTTCACTGGTAAGAATAAATGGGACGTATCTTTCGGCGTAGCATCTATGTCAAGCCTATTTGGAAGCATGCGTGATGGTCGTTTCCAAGATAATAATATTATCGAATTGCCTTCTAACGAAGGTTCTGAAGGACTTAAAACTTTAGTACAAGAATTAATCACTTGGAAACCTGACACTAGGAACCCAACTGACTGTGTTATGGCTCTATGGTTTGCGGTTATCCGTATCAGAGAGTTGATGCAAAATTCAAGCAAGGTTGGGCAATACCAAACAAACAGATGGGCTACTAGAGCGCAGATGGCTTCGCGTGGTTCGCTTAACCTAGATGAGGCATTTGCCTCCCAATGGTCAGAACAATACGGATAGGACAATAATGGCATTAAGTATTGAGCAGGTAACGGCAAGAGTTGACTCTCTTCGTTATCGTAATCACGACCGTGATGCACGCAACCTCGATGTTCTTTCTGTACGTCAAGGAAAAATTTCACAGGTATATCCAGACTTCTTTCCAGATGGTGTAGATACAAACGTAGTAGCCAACTTTATTGATATTGTTGCTCGTGACCTATCTGAGGTAATGGCTCCGCTTCCAGCAGTCAACTGTTCTGCTGCTAATGCAGTAAATGATAAAGCACGTATGTTTGCTGATAAGCGCACACGTATTGCTTCTAACTACTTTCAACACTCAGACCTTGCAGTACAAATGTACTCGGGAACTGACTGGTATGTAACATATGGTTTCGTCCCGTTCATGATTGAACTCGACGAAGAAAGCAAATTGCCGCGTATTCGCATAGAAAATCCAATTGGGGCTTACCCAGAATTCGACCGCTATGGACGTTGCGTTGCATTTGCCAAACGATATATGATGACCTTGGGTGAACTTGTTTCACAATTCCCAGAGTTTGAACGTCAATTATTAGGTACTGCTGGTTATAGTCAGAATCTTAATTCTCAAATTGAAATGATTCGTTACTATGATAAAGACCAATCTGTAATCTACGTTCCTGCAAGAAATAATCTTGTTCTATCGCATGCTAAAAATCCACTTGGAAAGATGATGGTTGTTATTGCTCGCAAACCATCTATTGATGGAGAGTTGCGTGGACAGTTTGACGATGTACTTGGAATCCAATTGCTTCGCAATCGCTTTGCATTGCTTGCTATGGAGGCTGCAGAGAAGTCTGTACAGTCACCAATTGTACTTCCACAAGATGTTCAGGAACTTCAACTTGGTGGAGATGCAGTTATTCGTACATCTAACCCAGCAGGTGTACGTCGCGTAGAACTTACTCTTCCACAAGGAGCATTTACAGAGCAGACTTTGCTCAACCAGGAACTTCGCGTTGGTGCTCGTTACCCAGAATCTCGTACTGGAAACATTAATGCATCTGTTGTTACAGGTCAAGGCGTTCAAGCATTGCTTGGAGCATTTGATACACAGGTCAAATCAGCCCAAGCCATTTTCTCAGCAGCGTTACGCGATGTAATTCGCATTTGCTTTGAGGTAGATGAAGTAATTTTTCCAGAAGAAAAGACTATTCGTGGCGTTGACTCTGGCTCTCCATATGAAGTTATTTATAAACCATCTAAAGACATTAAACAAGATTACTCTGCTGATGTGCGCTATGGTATGCTTGCTGGTCTTAACCCTGCTCAGGGACTTATCTTTATGCTCCAAGCACTTGGTGGTAAATTAATTTCTAAAGATATGGCAATGCGTGAACTTCCATTCACCGTTAATGTAACTCAAGAACTTGAAAAGATTGAAATTGAAGAAATGCGTACAGCATTACTTGGTTCACTTCAAGCATATACACAGGTTATTCCACAAATGGCTCAATCTGGAGGCGATGCCTCAGAGGTGGTACGTAAAATTGCTGCGGTTATTAAAGCGCGTCAAAAGGGTGAAGCCCTTGAAGATGCAATTGAATCTACATTTGCTCCGCAGCAACAAGTTCCTCCTGCTGGAGTCCCAGGTTCTCCTGTCGAGCAGCCGTCCCCTGTTCCAGGTGGCGCTCCAGTAGGAGGTCCTCCTGCACCTATGGGCGCACCACCAGCACAACCAGCACCAGATATCCAAACATTACTTTCTTCTCTTTCGGGAGCAGGGAATGCAACTTCCAGAGTAAGTACATCACGTAAACGGTAGGGACAATGACAACATTAGTAGCGATACAAGGAGACGGTTGGTCGGTACTAGGTTGCGATTCTCGCATCAGTGACGAAGATGGACGTTTTCAAGTAAGTAAAGAATCTAAAATTATAGATAACAATGGCATATTGATTGCTGGTTGTGGTTCTACACGTTCAAGTAATATATTGCATTATGGTTATCTTCAACCAAAACCATTATCAAAAGAAGATTTAAATGTTTTCATGAGTAAAACTTTTATCCCTAGGATGCGTAAAGAATTTACAGACGCAGGCATTGATATGAAGGAAGATGGAGAGGTTGCCAGCAATGAAGGTGGATTTATCATCTCAGTCAAAGGGCAAGTTTACTC